ACATTGGTGATAGCCGATGCTAGTCAAGCCAAGAAGGCTATGGCTATGTTGCTAGAACCCAGTGATTCCAACGGTTTAGAGAGTTCTGACGATTAACTATTCCGGTAACTGTAGTTATGGGAATAGATAGAGAGAGGGAGGGCTTAACCCCACCCTAATATAGATCGTCTATACCTAATGGGAGGGTACCCACCCTATTACCTCACCCTCACTACATTAATAGTTGAGGGTTGAGAAAGAAGAGAGAGAGGTAGGGTAGTAGGGTAGCCTGCTTTCTCGGTTCGGCGGTCAACAGTTGGGAGCCAGCCTCCCCCATCGACGGCGGGATAGCGAGATATGGGGGGGGAGATGGGGTACCACGCGCAAAAGGAATCCCCAAAAATTTTTCTCAAATAAAAAAAAGACCAATATTATGTAAACCCAGAAAAAATGAGAATCGTTGAAAAATAGCGGTTCTTATTTTTTTAGTCATAAAAATCCCCGAGGTAAGACCAAGAGGAAGAAAGATTATTGTAAACCATGGCACAGAGAGGAAGACCGAGGAAAGACGCTGCCCAGAGGGCTTTGACAGAAGCGATACAGGGCAGTTATAAAGCGTACTGTTTGTACGTACACAACATGGACTTCATGAACAACCCGAAAGCGAAGGAAGAGGACATGAAGTGGAAGCCCTCGAAGTTCCACCAGCACTTGTGCGACACCGTACAGAGTTTCATAGAGCGTCCAACGGATAAAGCGTATGAGATTCTGATAATCAATACACCACCTCAGCATGGTAAATCCACGACAGTGACAGAGACGTTGCTGTCGTGGTACATCATGAAGCGCCCAGATAACTCCGTGATACAGGTAAGTTACGGAGACGACTTGGCGGAGAGGTTTGGCAAGAGGAATTTAGAGAAGGTGAAGGAATTCGGGAACGTCTTTGGGGTAGAAGTTGACCCGAAGAAAGCGACCTCGAGGGAGTTCCAGATACTGAACCACAAAGGAAGAGTCATCAGTAAAGGCATAGGCTCTGGTCTGACAGGACATTCTGGTCATCTGATAGTAATAGACGACCCGATAAAGAACAGAGTCGAGGCGGACTCAGAGAGAACGAGGGAGTCTATATGGAATGAGTTCATGGACTCGATTCTGACCCGTACACAGGCAGGTTCAAAGATCATTTTGATTATGACGAGATGGCACGAAGACGACTTGGCTGGCAGGATACTCCAGCAGATGCCGAACGTAGTGACTTATGTCAACTATGAATGCGAGTGCGAGTCTGAAAATGACCCTTTGGAACGGCGAAGGAAGACCGAGGACAGGATGGGTGAAGCGCTTTGCCCAGAGATAGGCAAGGGTGATGCATGGCTGAGGGAGTTTAAGGCGGCGTATGTAGCGGAAAACGGCAGACGTTCGTGGGAGGCTCTCTACCAAGGGCATCCAACCATCCAAGAAGGTAATATACTGCAGAAGAAATGGTGGCAGAAATACGATGTTGAGGACTATTACGAAGGTAAACTTCGTTTTGACCAACTGATAATGACTGTCGATGCTACGTTTAAGGACTCAGAAAAGAACGACTATGTGGCTATAGAAGTGTGGGGCAAGAGAGAAAACAGGTTTTACCTAGTAGATTTGGTGAATGAGCACCTGTCTTTTTCCAACACCTGCCACAGAATAAGACTTTTGCAAGCCAAACACCCGAAAGTAATGGGTGTTTATATAGAAGATGCCGCAAATGGGCCAGCGATACTAGACCATATGAGGCATGAGATATCCGGTTTGATACCGATAAAGCCAGATAAAGCGTCAAAAGAAGCCCGAGTATGGGCGGTAGAACCGCTTGTAGAGGCTGAATGTGTTTATGTTCCTAAAGATAAGGATTGGCATCATGATTTTATAGAGCAATGTGCCAAATTCCCGAACGATAAACACGATGATATGGTCGATGCCATGTCCATGGCGCTCACAAGACTGCATTTTTCTACTAAAGGATGGATAAGACGCAAGGTGGAAGAAGCCACAGGGTGGAATCTTCCGAGCGATATGCCCAAGAAAAAGATAGATGTTGGACGAAAAATCCATAGGATATAGGAGAATATGATGATAATTAACATTTTACTGATACTTTTAGTAGTTTATGCTTGTTTTACTCCATTTCTTGTGATTTGGGGGATAAAATTCGGCATAAAGATAACGAAAGAACCAGAAAAAGCGGCGGAAACGCCGTTTTTTAATATCCCAGAGAAGAAACCCGAGCCGAAAATGTCTCCAGAGGAGAAGCGCAGGGTTCAGATTCTGGAGAATATAGAAGCCTATAACGGTACAGCCATAGGGCAGAAAGAAATCAAGTAAATGGACACAAAATTTTGGAGAAGATACGAAAAAGGCAAGGATTATCTGGATACAAAGAACCTAATGACCCGTACCAATACCAACTGGAACTTCTTCGTAGGCAAACAGTGGGAAGGAATCGAGGCTGACGGTGAAGAATTGCCGATGTTCAACTTCATACACCCAAATGTAATGAGAAAAGTCACTACGATTTATACGAATCGTATGGCGGTAAATTACACAGACCTTGACGGCAGGGCAGCGTTACAACCTGTTTACGAGAAACTGTCTCAAATGTTCTCTGCCAAGTGGGAAAAAGCCAACGAGGACGTTCTCTGCAGGAAAGCGTTGAAGCATGGATGCGTCACTGGAGACGGACTGCAGTATTTTCCTACTGGAGATGTAGAGGATGTTCAGATTTTGTACAACACCGACATTCTGTACGGCGACGAGAGCGAACCTAATATCCAGAGACAGCCTTATATCATCATACAGGAGAGGCGAAGCGTCGAGGAAGTCAAGGAAATGGCACGTCAGAACGGGATTCCAGAAGATGAAGTTGCTTTGATAGTGCCAGACCGTGACACGGATTACACGCTAGGAAACATTGACGAAGTTCAGAATTCTGATTCTACAGATTCGATGAAAGTTACGATGATAACCCACTTCGAAAAGAAGAAGGAGCCTATAACCGAGATGGTTTGGGAAGATTCTGACGGAATCAGAGAAGGGACAATGATACAGACCGGCGAAAGAGACGTTGTCTACATTGCAAAATGCACAAAGACGGCAATGGTAGAGAACGAAAGACCTATAAAAGGGTCACCAAGCCCTATTGACCAAGCGAACGGCAAACAGGGCAGGGCGCTGAGCCTGTATCCAATAATCAAGTTCTCATGGGAAGAATATCCTAATGATGCTCGTGGGATTTCGCAGGTTGAAGGTTTGATACCAAACCAACTGTTGATCAATAAAACACTCGCAAGGCGCTCAATGACCACACAGAATACCGCATATCCAAGGGTGGCGTACAGTTCGCAATATGTACAGAACCCAGACGACCTTATGAAGGTCGGTATGCCGATAGAAATCAACGGCGGAGATGCGATGTCTGTCAACCAAGCGGTGTCATATCTGAACCCTGCGCAATCAAATGATGAGCCAAAGAGGCTGACTGATGATTTATTGGAAATAACTCAAGAACTGTCTGGCTCAGGCGATACAACAATGGGTAATATCGACCTTCAGAGAGTAGCCGCATCGGCAATCGTTGCAGTAAATGACCAAGCGCAGTCAATGCACGATGACACGGTGGCGAATCTGCAGTTATTTGTAGAGGATATGGCAAATCTTTGGGTCGAGTTATGGCAGGTATTCAATCCTAACGGTATGACCGTAGTAGTTAAACAGGAAGTCCAAGAACCTGTTATAGACCCTATGACAGGCGAGCCTGCTATAGACCCGATGACAGGTCAGCCTCAGACTCAATCAAAAGAAATCGAGGTGCCTCAGCAGATAACTGCCGAGGAATTAGACCAGATTAAGCCAAGGACAAGAATAGATGTGACGAAGGATAATTCGTTCACCAGAGAGGCACAGCAACAGGTAATCGATGGATTGCTTGATAAGGGCTTGATAGACCTTGAAGAGTGGACAGAACTTGCCACCGACACATCACCTGTTCCAAAACATGGGCTCGAAATCATTCTCCAGAGGAGAAAGGCAGAGATGCTCCAAACACCAATGCAACCTCAAATGCCACCACAGGGAGCACCGCAGGGAGCACCACCAGAGCAGTAAACATCACTCCTTTTTTTCTAATATAGACCTGAGCATGTCGTTAAACTGCTCAATGAGCCGAGCCCCTTATCTGGGGCTCGTTGATGCGGAATCGTATAAATGGTGAGTACAACGGACTTTGACTCCGTCAGTAGTGGTTCGATTCCACTTTCCGTAGCCAATGCCCCGTGGCAGGGCGAGAATATGCCACACCAATATGTGAAGCAAGCGAACTGCTCTATGGCAAGCGAAAAACAGTAACTTGTCAAAGAGCATAGTAACCTTGCTTTTTATTTTGTAATCCTCAAAAGAGGACTAAAAAAGAAAGGACGTTTCAATGGATTTTGAAAACACAAGCGTAGAAACGCAGGAAGTCGCTGAACCTGCAGTAGAAGAAACAGGCGCAGAAGAACTGGAAGTCGCCGAACCAGTGTCCGAAGAAGTCAGTAATGATGAACCTCATAAGAATTCTGCAGATGAATCTTTCGCTAATATGCGGAGACAAATGCAGGAAGCAAAGAGGGAAGCCGATGAGGCAAAAGCCGAACTGGCAGCATTACAGGCTCAAAACGAAGCAAGAGACAATGTCTTTGCTCGTTTAACAGGCAGGGATGAAGATGCCGATATTTCAGCCCTTGCCGAAATTACAGGTATGTCAGAAGACGAAATCAAAGCAGAAATGGATGCAGGTAAGGAATCTGCCGAAAAGGATTTGAGAATCCAGCAATTGGAGACGGCGATTGCCGATTCGCAAGCCGAAAGGCTCATGCAGGAAGACCTTGCAAAACTCAGAAGGATAGACCCTTCTCTAAAGAGTCTTGAAGACTTGGGTGATGCCTATGTCGAATATGTAAACTCTGGTCTTTCTCCAGAAAGAGCGTACTGGGCAATCAAGGCAGAAGAAAGAGCGAACCAAGCGACTCCGCCAAAACCGGCTGGAACGGTCGCCACAGGAACTGCCGAAAAGGATTACTTCACGAATGCTGAAATTGACGCTATGTCTTCTGAGCAGTTAACGAAGAACTATAAGAAGATATTGGCTTCGTGGGAGAGAAACGGTTAATCTCCTGCGTGGCAGAACAGGAGAGAATATGTCATTTCAGAAATTTAAGCCAGAAGTATGGAGTGCAAAATTCCTCGAAGACCTTGATAAGAAACTCGTATTCAAGGAAGACTGCAACCATTCATACGAAGGCGACGCAAGAAAGCCAGGAGACGGCGTAAGAATCCTTGGCCTTGGTGATGTAGAAATCAAGGCATGGCATGATGGTAAACTCCATAAGTTATCAGACCCACAAGAAGTATCTGGTAACTCAATTTACATGCCAATCAATGAAATCAGATATTTCCACTTCTTTGTTGACGACCTTGACAAGAGACAGGCACAGGGTGGCTCTGGACTCATGGGCAAGTATATGTCAAAGGCAAAGGACAGAATGGCTGAAGAAATTGATACATTTATTGCTAATATGCACGTTGGCAAGTGCGACACTGCATTTCAGAACGCAACTAAAATTTCAGCAGACGGTAAAGATTCAACGACGGCGATCCTCGATGTAATCGATGCCGCATATCTCAAACTGCTCGAAAGAAATGTATCAAGAGACACAAAGGTAACTCTTACGGCACCGCCATGGTTCATCATGATGCTCAAGAGAGCATATGTAGAACTGGATACTGATAACTCTGCTATGATTGCTAATGGTCGTGTGGGCAGATATGGTGGAATCACGCTTAAGGAATCCAACAATGTTGCTCACGCAACTGAAAGTGGCAATGATGTATATCACATCCAACTCAAAACTGACGAGGCACTTGCTTTCGTAAATCCGTACACACATCAAGAAGGCTACAGACCAGACGATGCGTTTGAAGATTGCGTTAAGGGTTACACTCTGTTTGATGGTATGGTTGTTCAGCCTCATCAGATTATCGACCTTAACGTTTATAAGTAAGGAGGTGAAATAGATGGCAGATATCATCATCAGCAGACAGCAGTACGATGCAACTGACGCCAACCAAAAAAACGGTTGGAAGCCGAACGTAATTTCTGGTGCAATCACAGGAACGTCAATGTCCTCTGGGACTACATATGAAATTCCCGCTGATTTTAAAGACCACAAAACAGTCTTTGTTATCCAAGCACAAGCGGATGCAAATGTTACATTCAAGGCAGGAGACACCTACCATGCAGTCAAAGACCTTATGGTAGAATGTAAGGCTGGCACGAATATGATTTGGCTTGACTCCGCCGATTTTATTAACAACACAACTGGCAAGATTTCAGTTGAGACATCAGCGGCAGTAACAATGTTCGGATACGAAATGAGATAAGAAAACGGGGCAGGCTCGAAAAGGGTCTGCCCCTTATTCTTTTATAGGAGAGAAAAAATGTCTACGAAAAAGCAAAGAGAAAAACTGCGTCAAAGACGTATGGAATTTGACAGAAAAGTTGCAGAGAACAGAGAAAAGAACGAGGAGAAGCCAGAGAAGAAGAAACGTGGAAGACCTAAAAAGAAGGTGGATTAAATGACATATCAAGAATTGATTGATAATATACGTGACCTTGGGTTTTCTGAGGACTCTGAAATAGAAGAATTTGGAGAAGTGGTCAATAACGGTATAAACAGGGCGATATCAACAATAAACTTAGATGTTGCTCCAATAATAAAGACCTTTGAGTTTGAACTTACAGACGATGATGAGGGATACGTTTATTACATTATGCCGGAAATAGATGAGACGTTCCTCGAATTTGCAGATAACCCGATAATGATTGGGTATGAAGACACACAATATTATAAACGATTTGGAGATTACGAAATCGAATCTGACAACACAATGGTTGTTAATGCTGACGAATGCAAAGGGAAGTTTAGGGTGTTTTACAAAGCGGAGCACACTCACTTTACTGGCGCTGAAGATGAGTTGAGCGATGATTTACCGCTCCCTCTGAAAGCACATTATTTGGTACCGCTCCTTTCTGCATATTATATATGGCTTGAAGACGAGCCGACCAAAGCGGCACAGTATTACAACATGTACGAGCAGGAGGCAGCAACGCTTAATGCCAGAACAAACAGATTAAAAGTAAGGGTGGTTACGGAGCATTACCATGGCTATTAAAATTCCAGAAGAACCAAAAGTATATACAACTGTATATGATAATTTTAAGGGCGTTGATTTCACGAATGATATGTCGAACATTTGGAAGAGGCGTTCCCCCGATGGAGTGAATATGCTTCCAGACCTTGACGGCAGACCTTATAAGCGAACAGGCTGGGAGATTCATCTGACACCAAGCGATTTTCGTAATGCTGCAGGGATAACGGACGAAAGCATCGAAGTCGTACCAGATAAGGTTTATTACTTTGAAATAGGTGGATACGACTTCTTGATTATATTCAATAATCTTGGAGTGTTCTCGTACACTACCAATCCGTTATCGCATCAAGAATCTATCTTCCCATATCTTTTAGTGCATCTTGATACATATATAGACACTGCAGGGCATAGGCAGAGTTTCCCTCCATCAGTAGACGGTAGCGTGCTCCCAATCGATAGCAGACGAGCATTCTTTTTCGAGGGCAAAGGTATCGCAGGATTCTATCTGTTTGTTGGATTAAAATTATTTAGATATGACGGAGCATATTTCAACGAAGTTGACCCATACACGCCAGTGACGCTTATAAGTTGTGACCCGACAGGAGCAGGCACGTTCCTTGAGGCGGTGAATATGCTGACCCCGAAGCGAATCATCCAGTACACAGGCGATGGGACAACGCTAAGTTACAATGTACCAAACGGTATTGATCCATCTACGGCATTAGTTGAAGTGATGGGTTCTGACGGCGCATGGCATACTGCAACAGGGTATACGATAACCGAAGGGCGTATAGATTTTGCAACTGCCCCAGAAGTTGTTATCGAAGGTGAAGACAATATTCGTGTCACATATATACCAGATGGTGCTGGAGCGATTGCAGACGAAAAGAATGTTGACCTTAACGAAAAGACTGTGTATGTGTGCAGGACACGGACACAAAGGCGCACAAAAGTTGATAGTGGTACGCCAAGTGCATGGGCTGATACAAAAACAGTGTTCTCATATGGTGGTGAGACATTCGAAACACCAAACATAAAAACAAATGCGACAACCAAGGCAAAAAGCATAAGTTACCAATGTCGGAACGCTGGAGATACTGCATGGGAAACAATGTCTGATAACAAATTCAAGGCAGAGTGGAATGCATATGGAGATAATGTCACAGTAACGCCGAGTGAAGCGATGTACACATCATCTACGCCTACCACAAAAACATCCACTACGACAGGGAAAGAATCTGCTTGGAAGAAGTATGGCTCGTATAAAACCACTACTACAAAGACGGTCAAGAAGAAAAAGAAAAAAGTTACGGTAACGCATTACAGATATGAGCAGACGAGAACTGTTGTTGACTATAAATACTACCGTATAAAAGCGTCATATACTCAGTATATTTATAGGCAGGGCGGAAGCGCAGTTAACGAGTCTGTAACGGCATTTACTCAATGCACAAGGACGTTGGTTTTCGGCAGTGGAATAATCAATCAAGTATTCCTGTCAGCATCACCATATCCTGCTTACAGTACAAGAGTATGGTATTCATCAGCAACAGACCCTTCGTATTTCCCAGATACAAATTATATTGAGGTCGGTTCAACAGATACGCCGATAATGGGCATGATGAAAGTCGGCGAATATCTGGGCGTAATAAAGCAAGGCGTATCTACTGATACGTCTATTTATTTGGCATATCCTACAAGTTTTGATGACGATACTACTTATGCAGTTAAGCAGAATGTCAATGGTATTGGTGCTATTTCAAACGGAGCGTTCAACATTCTGAACGAAGAGCCTTTGTTCCTGTCGGCACGAGGTGTCATGGGCATAGAAGTGTCCACAGAGGATACAGATAGGCAACTGCGGAACAGGTCATATTTCGTCAACAAGCGGTTATGTGCAGATGATAATTTGTCACAGGCTATCAGTTTTGTTCATGATGGTATGTATTATCTTGCAGTAAACGGTCATTGCTATGTGCTTGATGGTTCGCAAAAGAACTCTTGGGCAAATACAAAGACGAATCTTCAGTATGAATGTTATTTCCTCGATAACATACCAGCCCAATGTTTCTGTAGATTTAATGATGAATTATGGTTCACAGATTTTAAAGGCAACGTATGTAGATTTAAAGGCGCTGGCGATTCTAAGCCATATCATGATGACTATTCAATATATGATCCAGACCGAGAATTAACTGAAGAGCCTATTGATATGACAATACCGTACTATGAAGGGGCTAAAATCGGCGATTTAGTGACGTTTAATGGCAAGTGGTATACAGTTACCAATATTGACGGAACGCTCACCAGATTGGGCGAGGGCGTCCCTGTGAAGGCAATCTGGTCTACGCTTATGGACGACGACGGCATGACGCATTACTTCAAGAATCTTTACAAGAAAGGCACGATGGTTTCCCTTCTCCCAGAAAGTGATTCTGGTGTAAAGATATACATAAAAGCCGATAATAACGAACCGGTGTATATAGGAGAAACCGATGCGAAGGATTATGAATTGCCATTTGATTTTTATGTCAAAAAGAAAATCAAGAAATACAAAAGGCTTCAGATAATCTGCGAAAACGATGTTCTTGACGACTCCTTTGGTATAGACCAAATAATCAAATGTTATTCTGTTGGAAATTATTCAAAAAATAGAGGTTGATATGGCAGGAAGTAGATATAACAGAGAAGACCCTAAAACTGCTATACCGCAATTATCGAAACAGGTGAGCGATATACTTGATAACAATGCCAAGGTTGATAAGCGGATTATAGTATTGAACCAAAATATAAATAAATATGGAGAAGAGGCGGCATATTACAGGGAACTCACTGCAGGATATTTTGAGGCAATAGCAGGTGATTTTGAATATCTTTCGTCTAGAGAAGCATATCTTCAGAATTTACGCACCGAGGTATTGAACGCAGGGTTCCTCGATGCAGATTCTGCATTCATTAAGAAACTGGATGCAGATTTGACCGAGACAAAACAGTTACTCGCAACTAAGGCTAATATCGATGACCTTAATGCAACGAATGCGGAGATAACAAATCTCAAGACCGACAAGGCTAATGTATCAGACCTCAATGCTGCAAACGCAGAAATTGAGGCACTCAAAACCGACAAGGCTAATGTATCAGACTTGAATGCTACAAACGCAGAAATTGAGACGCTCAAAACTGACAAGGCAGACATCGATGACCTCAATGCTACAAATGCAGAAATAGACGACCTTAAAGCAAAAAAAGCAAATGTGTCTGATCTTACTGCTACTAATGCTGAGATAGATAACCTTAAGACACAAAAGGCAGACATCGACCTTGCCAATGTCGAAAACGCATACATCGACCACGGCGTATTCAATACGGCAGCCATAGTAGATGAACAAGTATTCAAAGTTACTGGAAACAAAGCAACAATAGATACTATTAATGCGGCCAATATCAATGTTGTAAATTTGAATGCTAAAAATCTTAAAATAGAAACTGCTGATGGCTATGTTCTAATAGGCGACAAAAAGACTCCGACAAAGGAATATCTTGATGACCTTACTGAAGAACTCAATGACAGGATTGATGGGGCAATAGAGACGTTCACATCAACTGCGGTGCCTACGCTGACTAATTACCCGGCTAATCAGTGGGGAACAGATGAAGTTAAAGCGACTCATGTTGGTGATGTCTGCTATGTAGTTAATGATACGATTGCTCAAAATGGATATTGTTACAGGTTTACTCTGAACGGAACAACATTTAGTTGGCAACTTATCAAAGACTCCGATGTTACTGCAGCACTCCAGAGGCTCCAGACAGCAGAGGGCAAGATAGGCAATATTGAAGCATTTGATGAAGAGATAGCCACTTTCAAGACAGAAACCGAGGGCGAGATAAGCACTCTTCAGACCAAGACTACAAATCTCGAGACCTCTCTCGGGGATAAGGTTGACAAGACTACTTTTAATGAAGTTAGTCAGAAAGTGGATGAGAATTCGGCAAGTATAACTACACTTGAGACTAATGTTACCAAAAAGGCTGACAGTTCGACAGTAACAACACTCTCTAACACAGTCAACACCGTAAAGCAAACCGCCGATGCAAACAAGGAGTCAATAACAAGTCTTACACAGGCTGTTGAGAAGAAAGCCGATGGCTCTACTGTCAGCACGCTGAGTGAGAAGGTCAATACTGTAGAGCAGACGGCTAATGGTAATAAGACTTCTATATCAAATCTGAGTAAGACGGTTGAGAAGAAGGCTGATAGTTCCACAGTCACGACTTTAAGCGGTAAAGTCAACACGATAGAGGAGACTGTCGACGGTCATGCTCAGTCAATTAGCGATTTGGAGTCTACAGTTGAAACTAAAGCCGATGGCTCTACGGTAAGCACGCTGAGCGAGAAGGTTAATGTGATCAAGAATACGGCGGACACCAATAAAGCCAGTATTACTAGTTTGACGAAGAAGGTCGATGATAACGAGACTGATATTGAGAGCAAATACAGCACTTTGAGTCAGAGTGTTGATAATTTTAAGGTTGAAGTTGGAGAAACTTACATCACAGGACAGACAGACTATTACCTTCTAACCACATCTGATGAAACGGTCGAAAACGCAAAAACCAGAAGTTTAAAAAGAGCAAGCGGAGATGTAGTACATGTAACAGATGCAATAGATGCTCCAATGGATCAACTTGAAGTCTCCCTCTCCCCAATCCAAGACCTCCACGGATGCGACCACCCGTGGGTAGGGGGTGCTGGGAAGAATAAGTGGAACCCACAAGGCTATACAGGGTTGGGATATAACGTCAACGATGGCACAACTGTGACGTTAACAGAAGCACAAACAACCATAGAAGATAACGCCATAAAATATACGATTGGTGCTTGGGGGTATCGTAACTTTAGGACGAATGCATTGCCAGCAGGCGAATATCATGTCCATTTTGATGCCACAAGAATTTCAAACCCAAGGATTTCAATATACACGGTTGGTAGCGATAACGTAATAAAACGGCACATAAACATGTCAACCGCAGAAGTGATTGATTCTACAAGAATTGTGGAAGATGGTGATTATCTTGTTGCATATATTGGAACTAACACGGCACAGGACATGGTAATCACGAGCTATCAGATTGAAATCGGCACAACTGCCACCGCATGGACACCATACGAAAACATCTGCCCAATCAGCGGTTGGGATAGTGTGGAGGCGTATGTTAGCCCGACCCAATCGAAAGAAGACGGTACAACCCACACCGCCACGTTCGACGAGACGGTGTACGGGGGAACGGTTGATTTGGTGTCGGGTGTGCTGACTGTGGATAGGGCGTATGTGGATTTGGGGACGCTGACATGGAGCAGATACGGAGCCACAAGTTCATATGACAGATTCATTTCGAGCGGCATCGATTCATCAAGTAAACAGTTAGGGGCGGTTGTTTGTTCCGCGTTTAAGAGCAGACAAGGAAACGAAGCCATAACACCAAATATGATTTGGCTTGCGACTGGTAACGGTAGGCTATCAATAACCGTCGATTTAGGCGTGTATTCGGATGCCGACGCATTCAAAACAGCCATGAGCGGTGTCCAGTTAGTCTACGAACTCGCAACCCCACGCACAATCCAACTCGACCCACAGACCATCACCACGCTGGTGGGGGTGAATAATGTGTGGGCTGATTCCGGAGACGTTTCGCTTGGCTATGTTGCTGAAAACGATGCGGAATGGACTACGGAAAAACAAACACCTACTGAATTAAGCCCTTATGTATGGTGGAAGTATAAAGATAAATATGGAAACGGCGAATTTTACGAAAGCGCCCCAACTTTATTCAATTCTTATCCCGACGATATGCGCGATAAGATCAATAAGAGTATATCGACGTTTGAATCCCGTTTTTCAGTTGAACCTGAGCAAATCGCAGCAAACATTTCAGCCGTCGAGACCAGCACCAAATCTTACACCGACGGTAAGATAACTCAGGAAGTGACGGATAGAAACTCCGCGATAAGCGCTAAGGCGGACGAAATAACAACGTCGGTATCTAAAACATACCAGACTAAATCTGATATGTCTGCATATCCGACAACTACTTCAATGAATTCGGCCATCAATCAAAAGGCTGGAGAGATTACAACGTCTGTTTCGAGTACGTATGAAACAAAAACTGATGCTACTAGCAAACTCAATACGGCAAAAGGATATACTGACGATGAGATTACTTCAGCAAAAGCAGATATAAAGGTAACTACAGATGGCATAAGTACTGAAGTCAGCAAGAAAACCGATAAGGATTCTATCATATCTACAATTCGTCAGTCAGCCGAAACTGTCAAAATCAAGGCCTCACAAGTTGAGATTGATGGTACGGCTACGTTTAATGCTATCAAAGCAAACACCGATGCTGCATATGATGCTAATGGTGCTGCCGCAGCCGCAGAAGCAAACGCTAAAGGCGCTATACCGACAAAGGTCAGTCAGTTGACTAATGACAGTAAGTTCCAGACTGAGAATCAAGTCAATAATGCCGTGTCTGGTAAAGCGAATAAAAGTGATGCAGTATCTGAAGAGCAGTACATTTATATTTCTAAAGCATCTGGCACGACTTCTGTCAGCAGCACAACAACATGGGTAACTGAGGCTGGAGACAAGCAGAATACATGGACTACAAAACGTCCAACGTATGACACTTCGTATCCTGTATTATTTGTCGCCAAGCAGAAGAAGGTTGTCAGCGGCACTGTAACTTGTACTACTCCGGTAAAAGACGATACTACGACAATAATTGACGGCGGACATATTACAACGGGAACCATTGATTCCAACAGACTCAATGCGGACACCATCAAGGTTAATGCGGGGAATATTCAGGGCAGTCTAACTATAGGTCAACTCCCTTCGACTGTTGCAGAGACATCCGATATTCCAACAAAAGTTTCACAGTTGACTAATGATAGTAAGTTCCAGACTGAGAATCAAGTGGAAAACACTGTTACAGGTAAAGGCTACCAGACAGCAAATCAAGTCAGCAACGCCGTAACCAATGGTGTTAAGGATAAAGCGGATAAAAGTGATGCAGTATCTGAAGAACAGTACATTTATATTTCCAAGGCTTCTGGAACCTCTTCAGTATCAGGCACTACAACTTGGATTACGGAAACTGGCGATAAGCAGAATACATGGACTACAAAACGTCCAACGTATAACGCTTCATACCCAGTGCTATTCGTTGCCAAACAGAAGAAGGTTGTGAGTGGAACTGTAACTTGCACTACACCAGTCAAAGATGACACAACTACAGTAATCGATGGTGGACATATTACAACTGGTACGATCGATGCGTCGAAGGTGACAGTTAAGAATATAGATGCAAGCAAGATAACTGTCGGGAACCATTTCTATGCTGATGGTAGTGGGGTTCATGTGACGCAAAATGCAAGTGACGCTTCTACTCAAGGAAAAAACGTACTAATAGATGAGGATGGGCTTACCATAAGAGACGGCTCAACAAAGTTGGCCAGTTTCGGGAGTACAAAAGCCATCATAGGCAAGGAAGACGAAATTCATGCGGAAATAAACACTTCTGGATTTGAGGTACGAAATCCAGACCCAGATGGAGACGACGAAACGTTATATATGTTTAAAGCGTCGGGTGGCGGCATGGAGATATGCGGTTCACACGGTTTAGAACTTTCTGGTGGCGGCGTAGAGCCATATAACTTTATAGAGTTCGATGGCCGTATGCTTTCGCAAGGGATTCCGATGGATGGACTTGTAACGAAGCATCTTGGAAGTGGTAGTAACCCACAATGGTATTGGGATATTTTTGCACCACACGAGCGAAACGACCGCAAGTACACTATCGATGACGAATATACCGTTAGAGGGTCTGTTAGATATGACTCCACGATAACGCTTACAACAAATGGCGGTAACGGCTGGTATCGTAACTCTGATGCTTATTACATTACAATCCCGACCAAACTACAGAAAGCGAATTTGTACCATGGCGGATTCTATGGTGAACTTCCACATCATTTCGTTTTGATATCGTGCCATATATCGGTCATGAGCGGTGGACTTGCTTATTTCTACGCAACGCCAGCGGCATGGACCGCTACTCAAGTGAAGTTTTATATTGCGCATTTGGGGTCTGTATCGACTCGTAATGCAATAATCATGATTGATTTCACTGGGTATTACGAACTGGACGATGATGCGATTGAGCCAGAATAACTTAAGAAGGTGAATTTAGTTATATCGCAACTTATTAAAAGAATAGAGGAATTTGATGGAAAGGTAGGTGAGCAAAATGGCGAGTACAGGCGAACAGATAGTAGCAAAAGCAAAATCGTATGTCGGCAAATATCCCAAGCACAAGAACAAATTCACGATTTATTTTAAGGGCAAATATCATGTGACGAAAAAAGGGTACTACCCAAAAGGGTACTGTACTCTTTTTTATTACTACGTTTTAGCGATGTTAGGTCTGCTTCATCTCGTGCCACTCAAGGCACTCGGCAAGGATGCTGACAACACCAACAAGTTGTACAAGTATCTCAAGAAAAAGGGCAAGATCATCAAAGACCCTAAAAAGGCGAAGCCTGGTATGCCGGCATTCAAAAAGGTAGGCAGTCTGAAGAAGACAACATCGGGTCACACAGCGATATTCATCAAGTATGAGAATGGCTATGTTTGGACAGTAGACGGCAACGTCAAGGGCGGTGTCGTGGTAAGGAAGAAGTCTGCCAAGTGGTACTTGGGGTTTGGTGACATCCTTCCGAAAGAGGAGAAGCCAAAGAAGAAGGAAGCCTATGTGGTTGGCGGTAAGTATACTCTGAAAGAGAACATGAACATCAGAGCAAACCACAATTCCAAGTCAAAGAAACTTGGGGTGAAGAAAAAGGGCAAAGTCATCACCGCCAAGCAGATTTATAAAACAAACAATGGTGCGGTTTGGATACGCTACAAATCTGACCCGAACAAATGGATTTGTGCGAAGACCGCCAAGAAGATTTATTTGAAGTAAGCAGATAACCAATACTTAGAGGATTCCGTTTGGAGTTCTCTTTTTAATGCAAAGGAGAAACGACATGGCAACAACCTACGCAGCCCCGGGGTATGACGAGAAAAAATACCGAAAGGGTATCGACACGTCCTTCTACAACAATGCCATAACGAATTACACCCAACAGGCAGAAAAGCAGAGGGCAACGCAACTTGGGGAAGCCCAAAAAACACAACAGAGCGCTTTGAAGCAGGCGTATATCAATCGAGTCCAGAATCAAAATAAGTTAAATGATTCACTCACAAGGTCTGGCATCAGAGGCGGTGCAACAGAAACATCTAATCTTAATATCATGAACCAGTACGGTAATGCAAGAGCCGCCGCTAATGCAGACTACTCAAACTCTGTAAATCAGATCAATCAGAATGTAGACCAGAATATTATGGATTACACGAATGATATGAATTCAAGGGCAGAAGAGTACAGGCAGAACACTTCTCAAGCAAGGTGGCAAGCAGACAGAGAAGACTCCTTGAACCAGTATAATTCAGCAGTCGAATATTGGAACAATTATTACCTTGATTACTATAGTGGTTCAAGCAAGAAGGATTTGAAGAAGGCTCTGAAGAAAGCAGAAGCCAATCTCAAGAAAGCCAAAACGCAAGCGGAAAAAATTCGAATCACGCAACAAATCAGAGGTATCCAGAACCGTAGAGGCGTTATTGCCAACTCAAAATAGGAGGCTAAAAATGAGTAGATTACAGTCAATTATATCAGCAATAGTTACATATGTTATCGCCGTTGTCGCTCCGTCAGCAGAGATATGGTCAACTCAAGGCGCACAGGCAGGTGTAATCGCATTTGTGAGTGGAACAATCGCATGGGGTTGGGCGGTTTGGAAGAACCACAACTTTACAGAAGCGGCAAATGAAGCCCAATGCGTTTTGAGGGAATTAAAAGAAAAAGACGCTGAATTTGCAGAAGAAGAACTTGAATTTGAAGATTGGGGAGATGAAGAAGATGGCATTCAGTCTGAAGAATAAACCAATGGCGTGGAAACGTATTTCACAGCCATACAAAGCAAAAAGACATAGAGGCATAGACCTCGCTGCGCCCACAGGCACTCCGGTTTATGCTACTCAGAACGGAACTGTCGTTGCCGCCTCAAAAGGAGCATGGGACTGGTCATACGGCAATATGGTCGCTATTTACCATGGGCATGGTACTTATACGAATCATGCACACCTTTCAAAGATTAAAGTCCGTGTCGGGCAGAAGGTCAAAGCAGGGCAATTAATTGGGCTGTGTGGCAGTACGGGGCGTTCGACAGGCCCACATCTCCATTTCGAAATCCATCTTGGACGGAAGTGGAATCGAGTAAATCCAAAGCCATATCTTGACAAGGCTGGCAAAGTCACAAAACGACCAGAATATAAAAAAGGCGGAACATATACGCTGAAGGAAGATATGAACATTAGGATGACATCATCATCCAATTCCCCGAAAATTGGTGTGCGCCACTGGAGTAAAGATGCACAGAAGCACGCCACAAAAGATGGGCTCCTCAAGAAAGGAACCAAGGTTACTGCAGTCGCAGTTGTAAGAAACAATGGCGAAACATGGTTAAAGACACCATCTGGGTATATTTGCGCAGTCAATTCGAAAGGCAAGGTATACATAAAGTGATATCAAATATCATCACAATAATTGTTGCAATCGCATCATCAGCAGGATTTTGGGGGTTGCTACAATATATCTTTGATCAAAGAGCCAAACAAAGGCAAACACAAATAGAAGACCTAAAAGATATGATCCAGAATGTTGGAGAAAAACTGGATATCAATGAAGAGATAACAGTGTCTTTTGCAAGAGCCAGACTCAATAATATGTGCAATAAATACTTGCGAGATGGATATATTCCCAAAGAAGATTATGTTGCGTTCATAATGCTTGGGGAATCATATGTAAAGCATCACAACTCAGAAGTAGCACTTAGATTTGAACAATGCAGGGATTTACCACAGGAGTAAATAAATGAGTAACAAATCAGCATTACAGGCTTATTATAGAGCAAAAGCAAGCGGTACCCAGCAAGGCACATGGGGTTCTGCAAATAAGAAGAATACTTCTAAAAAAATTGCTAAGAATAAAGCCGTCCAGAAGAAGAAAAAGAAAAAAGAAGAAGAGAAGCGTGAGAGCATTTCCAAGCCAAGAAGCAGTGGAAGCATTGCTACCAAATCAGATAAGGGTAAAGAGCGTCAGAAGCAGTTACGCCAGAGAGCGATGAATATAAGGAATGAATCCGCATCTGCAATGGCAAAATCTGCTCAAAAAACTGCTCAAAAGACAAAATCTGGTGC